ATGTTTTTTGAAGTGATATTTGAAGTTGTGGTCGTATTTGGCCCCGAGTTTCCGATCCGTGTCCACAATAAGCTGCATCAACCGCTCCCTCGAATAGCTTATATGGACCTCGGAATCGTCCCGCTGGCCGCCCCTGCGTTTTTCTTTCTGCTCACCCATTGTTTTCCCGAATTAATCATTACCTTTACGTTGTCGGCGTTAGGGGTGATCTTTCGGGATTGCCTCTTTTTTATTTCCGCAAAATCAGTTCTTCATTTTCCGGCAATTCATATCTTTTGCCATTCAAAATTTCGGTACATCTTTGGTTTCCCGCCTCAACGTCCGTATCGCCCGGTCTATGGCATCTCCGATAATCGTGGGGTTCGGCTGTTTTCCCCGGCCGCCCCGCCGCCATTTCTGAAAATGATGCAGGATGCGGACAGCCTGAACCTCGTCCGGCTTGTCGTCCTGAAAACTGCACATTTCCCCGCAATGCTGTATATTCCGGGTAATGATACATTGCCCGTAGCCGTCTATGCCTTCATTCTTCAGAAAAGCACACTCGCCGCACTTACAGTACTTTTTCATCTTTCTCTAATTCCGCAATCAGGGCGTCGGCCATGCTGCATGAAGCTTTAGCTACTATGATCTCTGATCCAATAATGTTAAGGCCATTGTGAGACGCTAATCCTCCAGCTATATGCCCGGCATACACCCGCCGCCAGTACTCGCGGTCAGTATTTAAGTTTTGCTTAATAGCTGGATCGATCATTTCGCGCTTATCCTCGATATGATTTCCATACTCCTCACGTTCCAGCTTCTCCAGATAGTCGTCGTCGCGCATCATAAGGTCGGAAGCGTCTTTGAAATCTTCAATGATTTTACCTCGTTCTGTATGTGAGGCGCTTTGCTCCCAATCGCCCATATCAATTAAGGCCAATATGGGCTTCCTACCGCACCCTTTGCAGTCAAATGCGATAATTCGCGCATTCCTCCCATCCCTCGTACACACCGCCGCACCTCGCTTGGCGGCCTCCAAATCGAAATTCTTCATGGTTTATTCAGTTTTAAGTTTCTCATAGCGATTTCCACATCCACACAGAAGCCGGTTCATCATAATCGGCATAATCTTCATACCCCCGGCGTTTATACCAATCGTGCATCCATGCTGACCTATCGGTCCATAAAACGCATGAATCATAGCCTAACGCGCGAGCAATATTCTCCAGCGTGGTCAATAGTTCATTTCCATAGCCTTTTCGTCGCTTACGACGGTCTACCTTTACGTTCTTGAACACGGCGACGGATTGTCCTCTATGGCTGTATATGTCCGCTTTGCTGCATCCGTGTAGGGTTACGTGCAATTTCAAGTCAAGCATGTTCTCATTCTTTTACAAATTTCACATCTTCGTCCGCCCCGATGATTCCCTGGCGGCGCAGGCGTTTGATGAAGTTCTTCATGTTCAACGCCTGTTCGTAGTAGCAGTCCTTTTCGACCTTCACGTCCGATTTGACATGGCGGATAACCGTATCCGTATCAGGATCGTATTGGCGTGTTATCTCGGTTCGCACTTCGGCTTTCGAAGCCTCCCGCGTAGTCGCATTGAACTTGTAGAGGGTGTGTCCGGGGACCTTCGTCAAACGACCGATCAGTTTGTATTCGTTCTGTTTCTTCTCGACGGCTTCGATCTGCGCCTTGCAAATCTTCTCGTTCGTGAGGCCGCCATGTGGGGTTAGAATATCCATAGCCCTATTCGTGAATCTCGCGCCAGCCGATGACTTGCTCATCCGATATTTCCCATTCTTCGGAATCGGCGTACCACCACCCCTCGTCACCCCGGTCTGCTAACGCATAACCTCTTCCGAAGTTGAGTTTTACTAACACAACCTTTTCAATAGGCGGCAACTCCTCTTTCGGGTCATGCCAACGGATCAGCTCTTCACGCTCATCTTCAGCCCCCTGACAATACGCCGCAAAGGCCGCATCGGCTCGTTCTCCTTTCAAGTCATGCGCATCTCGTCGGTATTGATGCGCGTATTCTCGTGCTCTTTCCTCAATCGTTTCCATGTTTCAAGTTCTTTAAAGTGTTTAAAGATATTTACAGTTTTTTCGAGATTTTGCGAGAATCTCGCTATTTCAAAAACTCCGCTTCTTATCGCCGAAACACCTTCGAATAACGTTATCTCTGTCATCATCGGACAACATCCTCCATTTATACCTGTCGTAAATGATATTCCCGACATATTCTCCCGTATTCTTATAAACAGACACAACTACATCGTCGCTGCCAGCTAAAGGCTCTGTAATAAAGTAAGCCATATCGTATTATTTTTCACTCTTTTTGAAATATTCGATAATCTCTGCGACCGTGGCCTTGCGGCAAGTAAGAGAATAAGCAAGGTTTGTATTTCGATTTTTGTGCACACAATACGAACTCCCGGCTAACTCGGTAACAAAATACTGCTCGTTGTAATTCTCATCGTTCATCGCCGCCAGCGCCTTGAACAGCTCGATGTTTTCGCCACAGTCAATAAATGCTGGTGATTTGGGTGTCTTAGCCCAAATACCAACATAACCATCCAAATCAGGATCGTAAGGTTCCGTAACTATTACCCAGTCTTTATGATCATCGCTTGATGTGACGGCAGGAGATACATACCGGCCTATACTCGACAGCCACACAGCCAGTTCTTTCCGCTTCTCCGCATCCTCGACGCGGACAAAGCACGGGGTGGTGAATTTCATCCTATTCTTGTCGTTTTAGATTGTTTGTCCTGTTGATCTCCGCGGCAATAGCCTCGACGGTCTTGCCCCGGCCTCGGCCATTGCAACGCACTCGCTCTATCTTCTGAAACCGACGAATAACTCCAGTAGGTTGAAGGTATTCGTCAAGACCCGAATAGGCGACAACCTCATTGAGCCATTCCTTTACGTCGAACCCATCCGGCGGTCCTTGCCAAATACCATCAATCAAAAAGTTTTTCATTTCTCGTTCAGTTTTTGGATAAATTCATCCATATAGAAGCAGTCATGTTCACCGCATTTAGTTGCCGTATTTGCACATTCGTCATTGCGGAAGTTGCGGAAGAAACAGCGTTTTTTGTGCTCTTCTATCGCTTTCGCCCGTATCTGTTCATAAGCCTCCTCCTCGGCGAGTTCGATAGCGGTAGGCACATCCCATCTTGACACGACCAACTCGCGCCCTCCGAATCTTTCAGCATACTCTTGTGCCGTACACGTGGCATGTGTAATGTATTCCTTTGCATTTTCGCTTTTCATGGCTCAATCGTTTTCATCGTTATCGTCATCGGGATAGCTCACATCCTCATAGTTCACGCAGAAGTCGAAGCCCGGATCTTCGTCGAATACTCCTTTGGCTCGGCATTCTTCGTACTTTCGGCAGTTGGCGCAATAACATTCGTTTATTTGCCTGTTGATTTTCATTTTCTCTTTCCTTTTAGCTCCGCAACGCGACGGAGGATGTAATTTCTCATCGCTTCATTAGCAAATTTTAATGCTACGAAATAGCCCTTACACTCGGCAAGCATTAAAACCGGGAACTCTTTGCGGGCCTCCCGCCGCAGTCGTTTCAGTAGGCGTGTTTTCATCGTTTAATCAACTTTGCATGTAAATCATTAATCTCATACTCCCGGTAGCATTTATCGCAGATGATTGGCCCATCCTCATAAACAGGGTATTCCAATTCTTCCCAATCGTCAGTATAATTAATGCCCCTCGCCTGAATCGCATTTCCGCAAATGCACCTGAACTCACAGACGACCTTGTATTCAATGTCTTCCGTATAAATCTCCACATCCAGCTTGCCAGCCTTGGCGGCCTTCTCTGCTTTTTCGGCCTCTTGCTCAAATTTCCGCAAGAGGGCTATTTGTTCCGAATTGCCTATTTCAGGCTTCTCCTCAACATCCCCGCGCATAAATTTGCCATTAACGAGGCGCAACGGCATTTTTACTTCATGTCTCATAACTCCAACCCATAACCGTTAGCCATAAGCCATATAATAGCATGGACCATATTATCCAAAACAGAATCCTCCCCACGCCAGTACGCCAAGTTACCGCTATGACCATCGTAACCAATGACCGGCTTCTCATCATTCGCATATCGAATGATAAGACGGCACCATCCCTTTTCGTCACTCCATACGAATTTCGGCATTATCTCCAGCAGATCCACGACCGTAAAGGCGGGAGTGCTAACCCCACTATCAATACATTCTTTAGAGGCTCTATAATGCGGTAAAACCGATAGATGCCATTCATTACTACACGACGTCCACACCATGCTCGCCTTCTCTGCCGGAACACCCAGTTCCAGTAAGCGGCGCGACTGTTCAATGCTTGTTACCTGATCTTTCATCTCTTGTAATTTTTAAATTCAACACTCTTAAAAATAGCCCTGTGATTGCACCAACGAGCCAATCGTTTCTGCTCATTCGTCGGTTTGATGTTGTTATCGAAATCCCGGTAAGGTTGCGCAAATGGGAGTACGCCCAATTTGCGCAGGGCGTTGATTCGTCCTAATGATTCCTCGACATCTTGTATCAGGCAGTAGACGAAAATGCGATATGGCTTGATTCCTCGGCGCCCCAACTCTTTGACACACTTTGTAACCGCCTCCAGTTGGGACATCCGGTCGCAGGCGAATCGTATTTGGCTTATCCATTTCACCCGAGCGAGCAGGTCGAGGATGTAGGGATTATCGCACGCCCTCCGGGCATCCAGCCCTTGATTGAAATCGACTGCGATCCCCATGCGGACAATCTCCTCGATCTGTTCCAATCCGAACTCCGACGCCAGCACGTTGTTGTCGAGCAACACGGCCCGGCGCTTGTCGCCGAGGAACTCCCGGAGCGGGGACGCTGGCCGGATGGCTCCCTCCTTGTGCGGAACGATGCACCACGGACAACGGTTCGGGCAACCACGGGTCAGAAAACCGTAGGCTTCGTTCACTCCGTACAGCGAATAATCCGGGCAAATATGCTCGATCTCCTCGGGCAGTATCGTCGTATAGTCCCGGAACCCCGTTCCGCCACGGATCACCTCGCAATGGTAGATGTCCGGACAATCAGGCGTGAAGGTGAAGACCTTCGACATATACACCCGGTCGTAACGCCCGAACATCGGGTCCGCGAACTCCACGCTGTCGCCCTGTGCCTTATGCCACGCCGATATTTTCATCAGCGCGAGATTCGGGAAATTGTGCCCGTCTATGTCAATCAAACCTATTCGCATAGTCCGTAATAGCTCATGCAACTCGTAGTCGTGTCGTAGTCGAACAAGCTGCCCGTAGCGTTCTGCCACTCGACATAGCGCACGACATCACGAATCGTCGGATATTTTTCGCCGCTGGTGATCGCGTGGGATGGGATTTTGTCCGGGCCGAAAAACGATGACCTCAATTCACATTCGAGGGTTGCGAGTTGATCGATCCGCTCCGGAGCCTGCCGGGCAATGTTCAGGATGTCCCGCTGATTCGCCATTACGCACGGCCAGCAGCCGACACGCTTGTAGCCCATCCGGTAGAGCGGGTTCGGCTCCAGTCCAGCGGCGAGGATATAATCAATCACCTGCTGCGCCGACCAGTCGAACACGGGCCGCAAAAGATCGTCGGCGAACTGCGCCCGGAAAGCCCGAACATCCTTACCCCGGTAGGTATGCCATTTCGGCTTGCCTGCTTTGTCATAACCGTAAGGCTCGAAATAATACTTGAAATACGTGCATTGCGCCGACATCTTGGCCCGCGCCGGGGATTCCGCGCCTCTGATGCCCTGAACCATCAGCATATTGTCCTGAACCTCGTCCAACACATAATCGATACAGGGCTTTGTCTTCAATTCCTGCGTGCAGAACCGCGCCCGCGTCGAGGCCCAGCGCTTTTTTTGTCGCGCGAGATCGACCATCCCGTCGTACTTCTTCGACTTCAGCGTTACCAGGTCGAGGTGCAGCTTATCGGCGATATGGTGGATGTACTCGTAAGTCAGCGGATGTTCCCAACCTGTATCGCAGAATACGGTCGTGAAATTCCTGGTGATATGTTCCCGGGTCCACAATAGCGCCGCAAGGCTGTCTTTCCCGCCCGAGAATGTTACAATGACTTTCATTATTTTTTTCCATTAATACTCCACGGCCGCCCGGCGGTCGATGAAGAAGTGGATACCCGGAGCACATTCATTCCAGCGGTCACCGTCAAAGTCGGAGACCTCGACGGTAGCGCCGACCGTATACACGAAGTTCGCATCATGGTTCGAATGAATTGTGTCGATGTCGGCTTTAGTTCCATCCATATTCTGAATCTCCACCACATAAGCTTTGTCACAGCAACATTTTTCGCCTCCGGCAGAGTTGCGGCGGGAATCCTCCGGGATTTGCAGCTTCACGATATATCCCGAAGCCTTCTTCCAGCCGATAAAGCTGCCGTCGGTCGGACAAGCTATGTATGTACCTTTGGCGCCGCACAGGTCGGCGTAGCACAGGTCGGCGTAGCACAGGTTGGCGCCGCACAGGTTGGCGTAGCACAGGTTG